GAAGCTGTTCGGGTAGATGTGGGCACAGCGGATTCTGATCTGTATCAGGACGCCGAGTGTGTTAATCTAAAGCGGGTGCGGTCCCACAGAAGGGTCCCGTATGCTGTCCGCGTCGCCCATCTGGCTAAAGCTCAAGTTGGATTGCTCAGCCGGAGCAAGGCCAATGAGATGGTGTATGCTCGGATTTGCAGGGATGAGATGATCAAACATGGTGTCCGACCGAGCCACATGGCACACCTTTGCCCCCTCGCAGTGGCAGCGTGCTTTGTTCCGTTAGATGCGGACATACTCGCTGAGTCTCTCGGCAGGTGCGACATGATGAAGGAGCGTGCGGCGCTCCTTCGTTGTGGTAGCACCAGCTAGGGGGGCCTACTCAGCACCAGCGGGTTCACCACTCCCACTTGGAGAGGTGAACCGGAGGGGATGCTGGTGCAGAGAGGACCCCCCCTCTCCAAGCCTCGTAAATTGTACCGGTTTACGGGGATGGGAACTCATATCCGGTACGGAGTGCACGATCACTCCTTGGGCAATGTTCGGCGAGGATTGGTGGAGCGCGTGTATATGGTGGAAAAGAATGGTCAACTCGAGCTCACACCAAAGCCCATCCTCGGTGCGTTTAACCAACTGTCCCGGTTTCGCAGGTCGCTTCTTAAAGTTCTCCCTAGGACCACCCGCATGACACCCCAAGAGTTCTTGGGGTTCTATGCGGGTCGCAAGAGAGAGCGTTATGAGGAGGCTGTGAGGTCGTTAGAGGTACAGCCTGTAAAGGCGAAGGACGCTTGGCTTTCAACGTTCGTGAAGGCGGAAAAACTCAACATTACCGCAAAGCCCGACCCAGCTCCACGTGTCATTCAGCCTAGAACTCCTAGGTACAATGTGGAGGTGGGACGTTATCTTAGGCACTCGGAAGAGTTGTTGTTCAAGGGGATCAACAAAGTGTATGGGGGCCGTACTATCTTCAAGGGTCTCAATGCCGATGAGGCTGGGGAGGAGTTTCGCGCCATGTGGAATTCCTTTCGTGATCCTATAGGGATTGGTATGGATGCTTCCAGATTTGATCAACACATATCGAAGGAGGCACTGGAGTTTGAGCACAGTGTGTGGTTGGAGATGTTTCCCGCCACACAACGAGCTGAATTGCGGCGCCTCCTATCTTGGCAAATCAACAACAAGGGGTTAGCACGGTGCCCTGACGGTGAAATCCGTTACAGAGTTGAGGGATGCAGAATGTCTGGCGACATGAACACCTCAAGCGGCAATTGTCTGATAATGTGCGCCACAGTTCACAACTGGTGCACGAAACGAAGGGTTCGCCACTTCAGGTTGGCAAACAATGGCGACGATTGCATGCTTGTGGTTGAGCGAAAGGATGAAGCTCGAGTCCGAACTGGGCTCATTGAGTACTACAGGGAGTTGGGGTTCACAATGAAGGTGGAGCCAACTGTAGATGTTCTCGAGCACCTTGAGTTCTGCCAAACACGACCTGTGCTGGTTGCGGGCTCATACCGCATGGTACGCAACCTGCATCAGTCTATGTCTAAGGATCTTCATTGCCTTACTGATATAGCTGATGCCCGCAATGCTCTGAAATGGATATCTGCCGTAGGGGAAGGTGGGCGCATTAACAATGATGGGGTCCCTGTCTTGCACAGGTTCTACCAACAATTCCCCACCTGCTCAGATACTGTACATGCGCGCAGCGACCTGGCGTACGCCATGGAGTCATGGAAATACAAAATGCAGCGCAAGGACAAGTACACCGGCCTGGGCCCCTCTGAGGAGTCACGGTTCTCCTTTTGGTTGGCTTTTGGGCTGACACCAGATGAGCAGATTGCCCTCGAGAACGACTTCACCCCCCTTTCTATGGCTCCAATCATAGAGCAAATAGAAGAGCGGGTGTCACTCGTTTCTTACTCGAGGGCATGAAATCTAACTAAATGGAGAACCAACAACAGCAGTATGTGGAGCCGAGGCAAGGAAGATCGGTGGACAGACAGGAGGGGGGTGGGTATAAAGGGGTTGCTAGGCAAGCAGTGGTCAAGGAAGCTGAGGTTAAAGTAGCGGCAGGACCTGCCGTCTCAATGACCGTAGTGGGTGAGAGAGTCGAATTC